ACCTCATCCTATCAATTAGTAAAGCCGTCGACATTTTTGTATCGTAGATTAATTGGTCGACAAACAATTCGCCATCAAAGTTTTTAACCCTAACAAGGGCTGTTTGGTTGTTAAATCCAAAGTCAAGTCCGTAAAACACATCTCCGCCATCAGGGAAGTTCCTTCTACGCTTCCAATGCGTATAAATGGTCGCTTGGGATATTGCTCTCTCTCCTAAACCATAAACACGCCAATATTCATGGTCGGCAGATTTAAGCCTCTCAATCTCATCAACAATACCCTTCTCAAGAAATGGGTTGTCTTTGTAGGTAGTGATGGTAAAGTCGGCATCTTCTCTCGGAACGACCTTATCATAAATCCAGGAGTAGTAATCGGAAGGGTTATAGTCAATTACTATCTTTTCTGTTGTACGAAGGGACAACTGCATCCAAGATTCGTAGTTTACCTCATTTGCCTCGTTTATAAACAGATAATTACGCTTTCTACCTCTAATCTTCTGAGGTTGGTCAGTAGAAACGAACTCTACGACATTCCCACCCAAAAAGTAGATGTTATCGGTCTTATTGTGCTTCTCTTCGCTATAAATCCCATATTTAGACAATATCTCTACAAAGTCACGCATAACCGACCCTTTTATAGACGGAAGTGAGCTACGACATATTGTCAGCGTCTTTCCTTTCTCTTGGAGTAGTTTTACGATAAACCATGTAATTACATTGTAAGTCTTACCCGATCTTGTTCCACCTTGCATGATGGATATTCTCTTTTGTGAATTTTGGAGGACTTCGAATACTACGTTTGTGGTAACGTTCATAGGAAAAATTTTAAAAAATAGGATGGAAGTTTACTAATAGAAAACTTTTGGTTTTATAGAAAGGTAGGGGCTTGTTTCACAGACTGCTATTTTAAGCCCCATTTAAGCCTTTCAAATATTAAATGGACACATAGTACTACACATAGGGTTAAAATCCGTAGAAACGCCTTAAAATGCCAAATAAAGGCATTGTAGCTATTCCTCATAGTCACCATCTTCATTTATATCCAATAATTCCCCTTTATCATGGTTGTAAAGAGGTATTTCATCACTCTCCCCTGCTTTGTATGCAGGTACTACCATTCCTGGTTCTGTTTGCGTATCAAAGTTGATTATCTCACCTTCTGGTAAGGTCTTGTGTTCATCTCCGTCTATTTGCTTCATAATATCTCCAATTTGGTTCGGTTTTATAACATTGACTGTAATCTGCTTAACCACATCTCCTTCATGACTAACCTCAGTCTTCTCGATATACCCTCTTCTCTTGCCTCTAGTCTTCAGAAGGAACATTGTAGCTAATGTATCACCCCTAGCAATCCTCTCCATTAACTTCTGTTCGCCAAAGTCAAGCATTATCTCCTCAGGCTCGATTTCAGCCAATCTCTTAGCAAAGTCAGGGTCATCCTTCAACCAAGTCTTATACTGCGTCCTACCGACTCCAGATGCTTCACATGATATGGTGATATTGCCAAAGTTCTCCTTATAGGCTATGATAAAAGCCTCTTTAGCTATTTCCTTGAATTGTGCGTTCATATTATCTATTCTTTGTTGGTGTGCGTATTGAAATAATTGTAGCTACCTTTTTCTCTAGGTTTTCATGACCAACCCATTTGCCACAGTTAGTGCATTCAAACTGAGTTTCATTCACTTGACTAAACCAAACGTATCCTTCCGTGATAGTTCCGCATTTGCAGGTGTATAATTTCTTACCGTAAGTATCTTTCATAGTCATTTCTTTAACTTGGTTACGTTATTGCTAAGAGGCTTTACCAAGTGTTTAATTTAAGTCTACAAGTTATATTGTAATGTTTAAAAATGTTAAAATCATTGTTTTATATCAGAATTTTGGGGGGCACAGGGGCCGTATGGTTATATCCATGCTAAAAAATAGGGTAGGGGGTATAGATAGTGGGGTAGGGGAGGAGCTAAAAATACCATTTAACATAATATATATTATCGGTTGTCTGTCTCTCCTATTCATGTGCTTAATTATTGGTTAGTGTGTCCGCTAAATTAGGTATTATAATTTAATGATTGTCCAGGCACTCAAACGGCAAAAGTAAAAATGCCTAGCATTATTGTATTAATATATACTCACTAATTTAATTAGTAAAGTACTTATATAAGTATTAACTATTTATATTAATATACAATATATTATTCAATATTAAATTAGATATTAAACATTGGATAATATTATACTAATAATTCAATGGTGCAACATTGAATAAATAAATAAAAATACTTTAATTTATTTGCATTTATTTAAATATGTTTCAATATCTTTAGGATATATTAATAACTAAAACAAACCAATAATGAAACACTTAAACAACTTTCTAATGCTTTACTCTTTAGCTTTATTTGTTATTATCTTATCAAATATGGCTAAATTATTTACAGATTATTTACTAACTAAAATTAAATAACATGACACACGTAACACTATTCGAGCTAATTAGCTTATTCATTGGTGGTATATTAGTTTATACCTTGATAAAAACAATATTTCAAGAACTAACACAATACAAATAAAACCTACAAACATGACAAAGAAACAAATTATCGAGAAAATTAGAGTTGTTAATGTATCTCAAAATTCATGGCAAGATGAGGATTTACTTTTGCTAACTACCTTAAACGATGAGCAAATAAAAGCTACTTTTAACTCTTTAGTTGACCAGGAAAGGCAAGACGAAAGCGGGGAGGTTATTTATTCCAATGAGGATATGGCAAACATATTGTCTAAAAAATACCCCTATGATATTGTGGTATTATATGCTGAGCCAGATTATTTAACATTATAAACCTAATACAATGACAAACAAACAAACACAATTAAAAGAGTTTACATTTAATATTGATCAAAAAATTGAAATGTGGACCAGATCAACAAAACACATAAAAGCGGAAACATACGAACAAGCCGAACAAATTATAAAAGCCCAAATGATTGAGGGCTCAATTTATGAGGATTTAGATGAATATGATTTTTTATATGATACACAAACAGATTTAGATATTATTGAGGTATTAAATCAAGACGGAAACATTATAAACAAATAAACCAAAAACACTACAAAACACAAACACAATGAGAAACGTATTACCAACATCAGAACTTTGCCACAAATGGGCAAACATGGAACAAGAAAGCGGACGCAATGCAAACGACACAATGTTTTTTAATGGCTCAACTATTTATAGTTATGGGCATCACTTTGCTATAGCTAAACACATAGTAAACGAACAAGGGCAAAGGGCTGTTTTATTTACTCAAAGAGACTACAGTAACACAACGGCAAAGCATAAAAGCCACGTTTATATGAGTTGCAAAAATGATAATATAATATACTGTTATGATCCATCAGGTAGCCACAACGAAAACTTTAAATATTGGGAGCAAAGAGCCGAGCAAGACGGAACTAGTAAATTAGCAAAAGCCAGAAAGCCCGAAAAATATTTAAGTATTTTAGCCAGTATTGAGAATAAAGCCAATATTTACGCTTTGTATTTTGGTATCGAAATACCTGAAACATTGAAAGCAATACTAAGTATAAAAGACAAAAGCGAGTTTATTGCCTTTGCCGATAAAAAAGCCGAATATATTAAAGCGGAACAAAAGAAACGAGAAGCCGAACAAAAGAAACAATTTAAAGAGCAAATAAAAAAATGGCTCAATCTTGAGTCTGACCGCTTAAGCATTCGCTATAAATTCGACTTTTTGCGTATCAATGACAATAGAATTGAAACTACTCAAGCCGTGCAAATACCGCTTGAATTAGGCAAAAGGTTATATAATAGTATCAAAAACCAGTCTTTAAAGGTTGGTGATAAGGTGCTAAATTATAGCGTTAACGAAGTAGGCAAAGAAATTAAAATCGGTTGCCACACTTTTAAACAATCTTACCTTTTGAAATTTGGCTCACAATTAGTTTAAACCAGGTTAACTGACGAGCTTTTAATAAGCGAAATAAAGGCCCATTAATTGGGCTTTTATCTTAACCAAAATATTTAACCATGTTTACACGTATTAACAACGACACAAACGGAAACCCTCGTTTTGTTGTTCATTACCTACAAATGGCGGAAACATACGAAAGAGCTTTGTTTTTATCCCGTCAATTAGGAGGGCGAAAGTTCCACAACAAGCAATTTGGCGGAGGCATTGCGTTTCAATCTTATAATACCGACAAGTTAGCCGAAAGGATAGCACAAATAAAAGAGGCGGAATATTTAGCCAAATAAAGCATTTTAAAGCTATTAAATTTTTAAATAATAACATGAAAAGCAATTAAAAAGATAATACAAAAATGAGGCTATAAAGTGGCTTTGTATGGTATTGTTTACTATATGGGTAAACTATGCCAATTAATACCAATTTTATGCCATTGCAACTGCTTTTTAGTTACATAAGCAAAAACCCTACAAAAAACTCCCCAAAAAACCCACAAAAATCTTTGGCAAAAATCTTGTGTGTCCGATAAATTGTCCAGACAAAAAACCTGACAAAAAATCTTTTATGATTTCCTTAACAAAAAACCTGCTAAAAACTTTAAATATATCCAAAAACTTCCTAATTTTACACTCAACACAAACAAAACAAAAAACCTATGAAACCATTTTGCACAATTGCAGAGCTTAAAAAAGCCATTGAAAATTTTAATGACAATGATATTGTCGTAGTAGAAATCAGCGAAGGATTAAGAACTGAGGATCTATATGATTTTTATATGGATTCCGTATCAGGTGTAAGCTTGACCACTGGAGATATTGTTAACGAAGTTAGAATTTGTATTTAACCTAAAACAAAAAACCCATGCACGAGCTAATCACACTTACCTATCCGATGAAGTGCGGTATTACTGGCACAACCATCGACAAGGGCGAACAAGCCTATTACAACCATCAGACAAAAACTTGCATTCATCCATTGGAATATGAGAGGAATATGAGCCAAGTCAAGATTGGTGATCCAAAAACCTACTTTACTAGACTCCAAAAACTTAATAAGTAATGCCATTTTCAACTTGCTGTGGAGCACATACCAATTATCCTGAAATAGATATATGTCCTGAATGCTTAGAACATTGCGATTGGGAAGATGAAGAAGAACAAAAAGAGGAATAAGAAACTATTAAATAACAATAAAACAAACAAACATGAAATTTGAATTTGTAGCAGAAACCGACCAATTATTAAATGACACAATCTATTTTACTAAACAAGATGGAGTCTATATAGCTGGTACTATTAGCACTAAAAAAGACATAGCTTATGAAATATTTATGAGAGTTTCACAAGGTATGCCGTTAAAAACAACAGAAGTCTTAGAAACAAAAAACTATCAAAAACCCTCACAAGAGGAATAAACCAAAAACAATGTTGAAACTAACCCTAGAACAGAAGAAAAAAGGTATCAAAGAAGAGTTTACCTATGTAAACAGTAATGGCAGAATGTCGAAACAATACACCTACAAAGGAATGTATATTACTTGGGATAACCAAATCCTACATGGCAAATGGTATTACTGGAGAGCTAGTTATTACGCTTCATTAGATGCCGCTGTTCAAGGCGTAGACAGGCACATCAATCACTTTAAAACTAAATAAACAAATGCTAGAGATTACAGATTACAAGACGCTTTTTAAGTATGGCGACATGAAAAAGATTATGGAAATCACAGGTTATAGTCGTTATGTTATAGAAACAAGACTAAAGAACAATGACTATGAGATGACCGAGTTGATAAAAACCTTCTATAACAAAAAACTTGAACTACTTAAAAACCAAATATGGGAGCATCAGAAATAAGCTATTACGTTATGCCAGGACTAAAACACAGAGAGGTAAGATTTGAGCAAGTTATTAAGACAGTATGTGATGTTATGAAGGCTGACAGGCTTAAGGTAGTAACGCCAAACAGAAGTAAGCAGTTAGTATTTGCTAGGAATATGTGCTACTTTATTTTTAGACGTTATTTTTCGATGACATTAAAAGAGATAGGTATGGCATTTGACAGAGATCACACTACAATTATACATGGCATCATGACATTCCAAAATGATATAGAGTGCATCAAATTTTATAAGGCTCAGTTTCAAGAGGTACAACAAACATTAGGACTACACACCAATAACAAAAAACTAAATATTTTAACATCAAACTAAACATTATGCTATCAACATTCGCACACATGAACGAAACAGACAAAAAACTATTTGTCGCAAAAATCATCCACAACATAAACTATAGCCAATCAAGTTTTGACACCATGTCAGCACTTGTTAAAATGTGGGATGAATACCCAAGAAGACAAGCAACTTTTTTTACAAAATTAAATCAAATAACAAATGGAACTGCAAACAACTAACACCCAAATTCAGACTCCTAGTTACCAAATGGTAAATAAGGACTCTATGCTTTCTTTATCTAACGAGCTT